CATATTGGTTTGCTCTAATCCAATCTACCATGTCGGGTGTCTGCTTCTCAACAGATACCCCGAACCGGTAGTTGGTGGATTTCTCTAACACAGCTTTTCTAGTTGCTCTTATTATTTTCTCCTTATGCTCTTCAACCTTATATTTACGTGCTATCAGGTTAGCATAAGCATATGTTCCTGGTAAAGGCTTCTCTTCGTCCTCTTTTGCCTTTGTTCGTTTTTCCCTCTTAAGGTACTTACGCTTTATGGTATATGTAAGTGCATCTTGACTTACTTCTTGGCTCAAACCCCCTTTGCTTATGTGTGTTTTCTCTACTATTTCTAGGTCTCCTTTACAGATGCCCCAGACGTCCGATAAGTATGACAGTTGCATATCATAAATATTCCCGATGAATGATGGCTCTCCTCCTCTCTCTATTACCTCATCTCGTCTAGTAGTGAGCGAAGTAATTAAAGCAACAACGTCATTGGGCACTACGGTTTCAGTAGGCCCGTGCACTAGCGTGGCTACTGAGCGTGATAAATATTGGCCTCCACTTGCTTGCCTATGGTCTACTCTAAGGAATTCAGCTGTAGCACCCAAGTAACACTTATGTTTTTGAAAGCGTATATTGTAGTCTGCTGCCTTTCGGGATAAATTTTGGACCTGGTTAAGAGTCTTGATACTGGCCAAAACGTCATCGCCGTTATGCGTTGTCACACTATCATTAGTAATGCCACATATGTCAAGGTACACATAATTGAGTACTGTGTTCATAAACGTTGTAAGCCGCCAACCAGATAATAACGTGCCATTAGTCTTTACTGTTTGTCTACAACCCGCTACATGCAACCTGCTATCACTCAAACTTGATTGTACCCACGCAATAGCCTTGATCTGGTCGTCATCAAGATAGTTTTTAAAACAAGCCACGTATGCATCCATAACCGCACTCATCGTAGTCACACTGTGTTGCGAGTTAAAATCTTCAAAGTCAAAACAGTAAGGTATTCCATTATTCAACACTTGTTTTACTGTTTCTTTGACGTTAGCCACAGTGGCACTTGGTCCTATGGGAAAATGTTTACTCAACATCTCTTCGCATCCCTTGAAAGCGC